TGAATCTATTTTTAGTGACAATTCCATTTTAAATCCATTAAAAAATACTGAACTGAAATTTATAGAGGCATTTCAATAGTGTAACAAGGGCCATTTATCACATTATGGAAGATTGATAACAACTTTCAACAGATCAGTTCCTTAAGCCCTGGCCCCCGCCGGGGTTTTTTATATCCCCTCGTTCTGAGAGGGCTCACGGCAAAAAGAGGGGGCTAAATGTCCGCAGAACCAATAACTGCAACGGTAACGGCGGGCGTGGCTGCTGGTACAACCGGAATCACCTTTGCCACGCTTTTTCCAGAGGCTACGCCCGCAGTGATGGTCTGCTCCCTCGCAGGGGCGGCGCTGTATATCCTCAGCGCTGAGGACCACAAAATCTGGAAGCAGATTCTTTTTGCGCTCATTTCGTTTATCGGCGGCATTTACTGTGCCGGTACTGCTTCAGAAATTATCGCTGCCCTTATCAACGCCGGACTGAATCAGCTTAGCCCGCCAGTCACTATCAAGGTATCGCCCGCGATTGGCGCACTGGCGGCTTCAACGGTTTCCGTGACAATTCTGCTGCGCATTCTTGCCCGCTCAAAAACAGGCAACCTGCCCGGCGTGAAGGGGGAAGAATGACGTGGCTGCTGCAGAACTATCCATGGTTATTGCTTCACCTTAATGCACTGGCCTGCATCATGATTTCGTTCCGCCTGATGTTTTTCCGTAAGCGCAGTATGCGGCGCCGCCGGGTAATGGAGTTTCTGGCCTATGGACTGATTCTGGCTCCTGCATACACGGCTTTCCGCATCTGGCACGGCGATTATGTGCAGGTCGATTACGGTGAAATCCTCATTAACGTTGTTGTCTGCGTGGCTGTCTGGCGTGCGGGTGGCAATATCGCTCGTATTACTGGAGAGAGCACAACGTGAACCAAACACAATTTCAAAAGGCGGCAGGTATCAGCGCCGGGCTAGCTGCGCGCTGGTTTCATTACATCGATGCTGCAATAAAGGAATTCGGCATTACCGCTCCGCTCGATCAGGCCATGTTTATCGCACAAATGGGGCATGAGTCCGGCGGGTTTACCCGTCTGGTGGAAAACCTGAACTATGCTGCGGAAAACTTAGTGCCCACATTTGGCAGGCACCGCATTACTCCCCAGCAGGCCGCCGCGCTCGGCAGAACGGCGACTCAACCGGCCAACCAGAAAGCGATCGCCAATCTGGTTTACGGCGGGGAGTGGGGCAAAAAGAACCTAGGCAACCAGACAGCAGGTGATGGCTGGAAATATCGCGGCCGCGGCCTGAAGCAAATCACCGGGCTTAGCAACTATCACAGCTGCGGCCAGGCGCTCAAACTGGATCTGGTTTCGTATCCTGAACTGCTGGAACGAGATGAATTCGCCGCTCGCTCCGCTGCATGGTTCTACGTCTCTCACGGATGCCTGCTCGATTCCGGCGACGTGGAGCGCGTTACGCTGCTTATCAACGGCGGCCGTAACGGGCTGGAACAACGGCGCGCACTGTTTAACCTTTCTAAATCCGTGCTGGTCTGAGGGCACTATGAGCATCATCGAAATGATTTTGGGCGGTATTGCTGCGCTGGTGGCCATCGCATTCAGCGGTTTTTTTGCTGGCAATATTCGAGGCAGCAGAAAGGCAGAGGCAAAAGCCAAGCAGCAGCGCAACGAAGAGAATGCAGCGGCGACCTGTGCCGCGGCGGAACGTAAAGCTGAAGTCACTAAAGAGGCAAGTAATGTACAGCAGACTGTTAATCACATGCCTGATGACGATGTTGATCGCGAGCTGCGCACAGACTGGACCCGAAAGGGTTGAGGTAGTGGATACTGCTTGCGATTGGGTTAGACCCATTTACGGCACCGCTCATGATTGGGATGTTTTGGACCGCCAGACGAAGAAAGACATCCTGGCGCATAACAAAGCGTGGCAGGCGAACTGCCAGCAACCAACAGTCGTTAACATCCAGAAAGGATAGGCATTCCAGCAGGCATTTACTTAACGCCTATGATGCTCTTTTAATTAGTTACTGGTATAATCCCACCTAAATGAATTCAGAAGGGATCTACGTTGTCCGCGATAAACCACATAAAAAACCCGTTAACGATTATCGGTATTTTTGCGGGGATAGTAGAGGTCTCTGCAAACCTCGTATTACCTTTTCTTAATGAACCACAGCAAAGTACATATATTTGGTTTTTGATGTTATTTCCAGCAGGGCTTGTAGTAGTGTTTTTTTTGACGCTGAATTTCAATCATGTTGCACTTTACGCTCCAAGCGATTATAGCAATGACAGAGGGTTCATGCAGGCTAATGGTAAAATTATCGGTAATGATGTTCAGGATACTGATACAACACAAGGCTTTGAATTAACATGATTAAATTCATTTCAAGTACCTTCAATAATACTACCGTCGAATTGGATGGTAACCATTATGAAAAGTGCGTTTTTGAAAATTGTGAAATAATATATAAGGGGTTGTTACCTTTCAATTTAATCAATTGTAGTTTCATTGGTTGCAAGTGGAAATTCGAAGGCCCAGCTTCTAACACAATTAATTTTTTGAAAGTAATGTATAAAGATATGGGTGAGTTTGGAAAGAAAATGGTGGAAGCTACTTTCGAAAACATAAAAAAATAGCCACAGCCCTTAGCAAGCAGTTTATGTTATATAGCCTCGCGATAGTGGGGCTCTCTAACAACAGAAAATGATTAATGAATGTCTATGCTGAATTTTTCTAATCCCACTCAGAAATCAGAAATCACAAGTCGGTTCATTTACATCATTTACATCATCGTTGAGGCCGAAGAAAACAAGTCGTGGTTAAAATTGCTGACTGTTTCAACAACCGATCATTTCAGAGAATGAACCGAGAGTAATGTACCAGTTCCGGTGATGACGTTTCGTGCGAACCTAACAGTTGACACGTCGCCACCACCTATTCCTAATTCGATAAGCAATGTGGCTAGTTTGTAGTTGAACGTTAACCTACCATCGACTCTGGGGCAGAACAATGTCGATAAGGCAGGATTAGGGCATCTAATTTTTTGATCCTATTATAAGCAGGCTAAATATCAAGCGGAAAGTGCTGATAGTACTAAAACGGCAACGGAACATGGTATATTTGCACATTAGCTCTATCTCGCTGAAGGTGAGGAATGGAAAAATTAAATAAAAAACAAGCAGTTGAAAGGCTGGCCAGGTTCAGGGCTACAGCTGATCAGATCAATGAGGATCTAAACTCTCTTTCTCAAAATGTGATAACTATCTATCAGTCTTTGTCACTTAAAGAAAGGATGACAGAGGAAGAGGAGGTTATATGTTTACAGTTGAGAGGCCTTCTAGAACCGATTCTTCAATCAACTCTTCATTCACATAACTATAACCAATCTATATGGAGAGATTACACACAAGTGGTTAAGGCATTGGGGGCGTCATCTGAGGGTAATCACAATGCCGATTAGTATTCAGGAAATCAGCGAAAAAATTAAGCAAAATCAATCGCAGATTCAACATAACAAGATAAAAATTTCTGATGTAGAAGAAAGTGCCATTAACCATCTTCAAAGAGACGGAAGAACGAGAAGCACGCTGACGATTACCTTCCTTATCTGCTTCTTCATCTTGATAGCTGGCTGTTTTGGTTTTGTCCTTTGGTATAACTCACTTGCCATTGGGTGGATGAAAGATCTGCATTCACAAGGTCTCAACAATGAAGTTGCAAGCATTAAACTACTGGAACTTGATAAAGTTTTGAGCGTCATCATCGGAGCTCTGGGTACCTCGCTAGGATTTATCATCGGTTATTATTTCAAAGAGAAAAATAACTAACATCTCCTTGGGATGGATTCGCAACCTCTATGATCGCTTGTAATGGTAATACGCAAGCCAGCGCCTAAGACCACCGTTACACGCTCATAGGCACAGGTATAACAACAGGCATTCACCGTGTGCATATGAAAAGCTAGATTATCCGAGGGGGATTTTATGAAAATAAATCATGAATATCTGAAAGGTCTTTTGGAAGCTTTTGAAGCCTCTGGAGAGCCACAAACTAATATAAGAAAACTTCAGGAAGCCGGTTTTGACTACTGGACGGAGGAATTCTTATTCCATATGCGCTTGTTAGATGATCGCAATCTAATAGCCAGAACAGATGGCAAATACGGATTCGGTTATTTTGAAGGGTCTGATGATGGTGGGTCGTGGGGGGTGTTACCGTTACGATTGACAGCAAATGGGCATGATTTCCTGGAGGCCCTAAGAAACAAAGAAGTGTGGAATACAGTCAAAAATGGCTTCAAAGATGCCAGCATCGGAACGTTAGTAGATGTGTCAAAGCGATTGTTTGATGGTTTCGTTCAGAAAAAAATAGACAACATCCTAAATTCTTAAAAAACACTTCTAACTTTTTATTGCCGCCTCGCTCATGCGGGGCTTTTTTGCGGCCAATCCCAACCATTGAATGAAAATAAATGTCGTTTAAAAAGGTACTCCTTGCGGATCTGAACACCGAGGGGGCGAGGACACGCGGAAATCGGCTAGTTTTTTGCATTTTATGGGTTTCATCATCATCCGTTTAACCTCTTGATATTTCTGTCCTGAGCATCTGCAGGATGTCGAAATGACCATTTTTTGTTCACCATCATGGATAACGAACTGAAAAATTTCCGGCTGAATATCACTCAGCTGGCCGCCATCACTGATCTGCACCGTCAGACGGTCGCAGGCAAGCTGGCAAATGTGCAACCCGCACCCGGCAGCAATCCGAAACTTAAGCTTTATTCCATCACCGATATTTTGCGGGAGCTGCTGACAAGCACCACACCGTCCGAGCTGGTGGACGTCGACAAAATGCTTCCCCCGGATCGTAAAGCCTGGTTTCAGTCGGAGCGTGAGCGGCTCAAGTTTCAACAGGAAACAGGGGAGCTGATCCCGGCATCCGAAGTCACCAGAGAGTTTTCCTCCATGGCGAAAGCAATGGTTCAGGTGCTGGAAACGTTACCCGATATTCTTGAGCGCGATTGCGCCATGACCCCTGCAGCGGTTGTCAGGGTGCAGCAGGTTATTGACGATCTGCGCGATCAGATAGCCCTCAAAGTTGAGCAGGCCGACTCACCGGAACAGGAGGATACGCAACAAGAGGAGTAAGTCATGCGACAGGCCACGGCAGCGGAAGTCAGGCGTAACGCTTCCGCCATTCTCAAAGCCCCGCGCCGTATGCCTGTGGCTGAGGCGGTTCAGAAATTTATGCGCGTACCCATGGGGGCCGGTAACTCGGTACCGTGGGACCCAGCCGTCGCCCCGTATGTGATTGAGCCGATGAACTGCCTCGCGATGCGTGAATACGATGCGGTGGTGTTTGTGGGGCCGGCACGAACGGGGAAAACGATCGGCCTGGTGGATGGCTGGGTTGTATACAACATTGTCTGTGACCCGTCCGATATGCTCGTCGTTCAGATGACCGAAGAGAAAGCCCGCGAGCACTCAAAAAAGCGACTGGCCAGAACCTTCCGTGTCAGTCCTGAGGTAGCAAAACGCCTGAGCCCGTTGCGAAACGATAACAACGTGCATGATCGTACTTTTCTGGCGGGGAACTATCTCAAGATTGGCTGGCCCTCCATCAACATCATGTCCTCGTCAGATTTTAAATGTGTGGCGCTCACGGATTATGACCGCTTTCCTGAGGACATCGACGGCGAGGGCGATGGCTTTACCCTGGCTTCCAAACGTACCACGACGTTTATGTCTGCCGGTATGACCCTGGTGGAGTGTTCCCCGGGTCGGGATATTCGCGACAGTAAATGGCGTCGCAAATCTCCTCATGAAGCGCCACCAACAACAGGCGCACTTTCACTGTATAACCGTGGCGATCGTCGTCGCTGGTACTGGCCGTGCCCGCACTGTGGCGAATACTTTCAGCCGGAAATGTCGGCCATGAGCGGCTACCGTGATGAGCCTGACCCGGTAAAAGCCAGTGAGGCGGCACATCTGCTTTGCCCGCATTGCAGCGGCATTATTACGGCAGACAAAAAGCGCGCGCTGAACGGGGTGGGAGTCTGGTTGCGTGAAGGTCAGAGTATTGACCGTGACGGCAATATTTCCGGTGAGCCACGGCGTTCTCGCATTGCATCTTTCTGGATGGAAGGCCCGGCAGCCGCGTACCAGACATGGGCACAGTTGGTGTACAAACTGCTGACCGCTGAGCAGGAGTATGAAGCGACCGGCAGCGAAGAAACCCTTAAGGCGGTTATCAACACCGACTGGGGGCTGCCGTACCTGCCGCGCTCTGCCAGCGAACAGCGACGCGCCGATGCGCTGATGCTTCGCGTGGAGGATTACGGTAAACGGCTGGTCCCGCCAAAAGTGCGTTTCCTGCTGGCGGCCGTTGACGTCCAGGGCGGCAAAAAGCGCCGTTTCGTCGTGCAGATTATCGGTTATGGCGAAAACGGTGAACGCTGGCTGGTTGATCGCTACAACATCCGCCAGTCGCTGCGCTGCAGTGAGCATGGTGAGGCGGAGCCGATCCATCCCGGCGCGTATCCGGAGGACTGGCAGCTGCTGGTTTCCGATGTGCTGGAAAAAACGTATGCGCTTCAGTCTGACCCGACGCGCCGTATGCCGGTGCTGGCCATGGCTGTCGACAGCGGCGGTGAAGAGGGCGTAACCGACAACGCCTATAAATTCTGGCGACAGTGCCGCCGTGACGGTCTGGGTAAACGTGTTTACCTGGTCAAGGGCGACAGTACAAAGCGCCAGAAAATCATCACTAAAACCCATCCAAATAATACCGAACGCAGCGACCGTCGGGCCGATGCGCGTGGCGAGGTGCCGGTGTATCTGCTGCAGACCGACCTGCTCAAGGATCAGCTCAGCAACAATCTGGACCGTGAAACCCCCGGTGCGGGCTATATCCATTTTCCTGACTGGCTGGGGGAATGGTTCTACGAGGAACTGACCTACGAAGAGCGCGGAGTGGACGGCAAATGGCGCAAGCCTGGCAAGGGTGCCAACGAAGCCTTTGACCTGTTCTGCTATGCCCATGCCGTTGCGGTTCTGCGCGGCTACGAAAAAATTCGTGACTGGGAAAAACCCCCTGCATGGGCTGAGCCGCAGGATCTCAACCCAAATATTCATGAAGGGGAACGCCCCCGGGAGATAACCGTGAAAAAAACAAAACCCGTTCAGTCGCCTGTCCAGGCTGAACCTGAAAAGGGAGCCGGACTGTCCAGCAGCTGGCTGGGGTCTTCAGGTAAGGGAGGCTGGCTGTGACGAAAGACGACATCTGGAGAACGTTATTAATGGTGCGTCAGGCCTATCAGGACTCGCTGGATGGAAAGAGTATTTCCTTTACTGGCGTAAATGGTCGCGCCATTACCAACCACGACCCGAAAGCGCTGCGCGACGAGCTTGAATACTGGGAGCGTCGCTGGCGCACGGTTAACAGCCGTGGTGGTTCGTACAAACTCGCTAACTTTTTGTAAGGCGTTCTATGGGCATTCTTGAAAGAACACTGGGGGCTATTTCCCCCGGGTGGGCGGCGGCGCGCGCGCGGGACAGACTCCGGCTTAATGCGTATGAAGCGGCCAACCCGTCACGGCTGCACAAGGCCAAAAAGCAAAGCCAGTCAGCGGACACCTCGGTATTTGCAGCAGGCCAGTCTCTGCGGGAACAGGCCCGCTGGCTCGATGAAAACCATGACCTGGTGATCGGCCTGTTCGACAAAATGGAAGACCGGGTAATTGGCGCCCACGGCATCCATGTTGAGCCTCAGCCACTCGATCTTGAGGGCAATCTCCATTCCGATTTTGCCGGGCAGCTTTCGGCACTCTGGGCGGAATGGTCCGTGCGTCCGGAAGTGACCGGCATGTTTACCCGGCCGGAAGCCGAGCGCCTGCTGTTGCGTTCTGCGCTGCGTGACGGGGAAGTGTTCACGCAGTTGGTCAGGGGGAATGTGCCGGGCCTGCATCATGCCACCTCGGTACCGTTCTCGCTGGAAATGCTGGAGGCGGATTTTGTACCGTTCAACCTGAACAGCACCGCCGGCCAGCAGGTTCGGCAGGGCATCATCGTGAACGACTGGGGCCGTCCTGTCGGGTACCGGGTTTACAAATACCACCCGGCGAACATGACGCGGTTCAGCGCCGAACTTAAAACCGTCTCTGCTGACAACATGCTTCACCTGGCGCAGCGCAAGCGTCTGCACCAGCTGCGCGGTATCAGCCTGATCCACGGAGTCATTACCCGTCTGTCAGACATCAAGGATTATGAAGAGAGCGAGCGCGTGGCCGCCCGTATTGCCGCCGCGCTGGGGTTCTATATCAAGCGTGGCGATGCCCAGTCCCTTGGCGATGAAAGTGAGTTTTCAACGCCCGGTGGTCAGCGTCACTACGATATCGCGCCGGGCATGATTTACGACGAACTCCGGCCCGGCGAAGACCTGGGCATGGTGGAATCAAACCGCCCGAACGTTCACCTTTACGAATTCCGTAACGGGCAGATGCGGGCC